TTAACCTCTCAATAGAGGAAATAATCCAAGAAGCGCATGAGCGATGTCAGTTGGAAGTTCGCGAAGGCTATGATTTAAAATCAGCCAAGCGTTCTTTAGATTTGATGTTTTCAGAGTGGGCCAATCGTGGATTGAATCTATGGACAATTGAGTATGCTACACAGACTTTAACGGCTGGTACAAACTTTTATTCAATTGATCAAAAGGTGGTAGATATAGTGGATGCAGTGGTAACAACTACTGCTGGTGCTACTTCTAATTTAGAAGGTAATAGTGACACGACAGATGTTACTATGAACAGGATTTCTAGAACTGAATATTTAAATTTAAGTAGGAAAGAGAATTCATCTAGTGGTGATGCTAGACCAACACAATTTACTTTAATACCAGGACAGGTAACTGTTGGGGGATCGTCTGCAACTGGAAGACCTGAAAATGACATGACATTATTTTTATACCCAAGTCCGGATAAAGCTTACATATTTAAATATTTTTATATTGGAAGAATACAGGATGCCGGTGCATATACAAATAATGCAGACGTACCTTTTTATTTTCTTCCATGTTTGACTGCAGGATTAGCTTATTATATAAGTTTAAAGAAAGCGCCAATGTTAAGTGCAAATTTAAAAGCGGTGTATGATGAAGAGTTTGAACGTGCTGCGGATAATGACAGAGAACGAACATCGTTTAAAGTTGAACCAGCACAAGCATATATACCGTAGGAGGAAATATGGTAAAGTGTGAAAAATGCGGTTGTGATTGTGATTGTAGAGACAATTGTCAATGCACAAACTGCGAGTGTAAAAAGGAGGAAAAATGAGTAATCCAAATTGGAACAAAGATTCTAACGCCGGAAGAAATTCTAAAGGTGGAGTAAAAGGAAACTGGAGTGATAGGGGTACTAATTCTATCCCCGAAGCTAAGGCTAAGGAAAAAACAAAATCTGTCCCATTAGCTAGAGGAAATGTTTCTGGAACCGTTCAAGGAATGGGAGCTGCCACTAAAGGTGGAAAGTATCATTGGGTCGGATCTAAAGATTCTAAATGGTAGAATAAATGGCTTACGCTAGAGGAAAATATTCTAAATTTATTTCTGATCGCAGTGGAATGTCATTTCCCTACAAGGAAATGGTTGTGGAATGGAATGGTTCACGTGTACACAGAAGTGAATATGAGCCAAAAACACCACAAGATAAACCTAATGAGCATTCCCCTGATGCGGAATCATTACAATTTCCAAGATCAGCTAGAGTAGAAAATGCTGTTGCTAGGTTATTACCATTAAATCCTTTCAGATTTACAGCTAGTAGCACAACAGTATCAGTATTCGAGCCAGATCATGGAAGATCTACTAGTGATACTGTAAGATTTAGAGATGTTACTGGGTCTTTATTTGGAGCTTCTGTAACTGAATTGGAAGATGAAGATGGATATAGTATAACAAAAACAGATGATGATTTTTACACTTTTGCGGTGTCAACGGCACCATCTATAACAGGAAATGGCGGAGGAGGATATTCTTCTTCTGGGCCAGCAACACTGAGTAATTAATGACAACTTACGCTGAATTAACACAACAGATATTAGACTATACAGAAGTAAGCACTGATGTATTAACATCTACAAGAACAGACGATTTTATAGAGCACACGGAAAATAGGATATTACGAGAGGTTGATATTGATGCATTTAAATCACATCAATTTTCAAGTGTAACGGCTGATAATCCTTTTGTGTCTTTACCTGGTGGTTCTTCACCGGATCCAACAACTCTAGCTACAATTAGAACAGTTCATATTTGGCCTGCTTCTGGAACTGCAACAAGAACATTTTTAGAGCAAAAAGATTTAAGTTATATGAATGAATATTGGCCCAATAGAACATCTACTACTACACCAAAATACTGGGCATGGTGGGATCATAATACAATTTACCTTGCACCGACGCCAGATTCGGCTTATAACATAGAATTAGGTATTACTAGACTACCAACAAGACTTTCCAGTAGTAATACAACTACATGGTTGGGCAACAATGCTCCATCAGCGTTATTATATGGATGTCTTGCAGAGGCCTTCAAATTCTTGAAGGGACCAGCTGAAATGCTGCAATTATATGAACAATCATATCTACGTGCTATTCAAGAGTTGGCTATTGAACAACAAGGAAAGCATAGAAGAGATGAATATATGCAAGGGGAGTTAAGAATTCCTTTGCAGCAAGAACAGAAATCCACAGGAGGATAAAACATGGCAATAACCCAAGCTGTTTGTACCAGTTTTAAGCAGGAAATACTTGTCGAAGGACATAATTTTACTGCTACAACAGGTGACACTTTTAAAATTGCATTGTATTCAAGTTCAGCTACTTTAAGTGCTTCCACAACTGCTTATTCAAGTTCAAATGAGGTTTCTGACTCAGGAACTTATACTGCTGGTGGTGGATCACTCACAGCAGTGACACCAACTACTTCAGGAACAACTGCTCTTTGTGACTTTTCTGATATATCATTTACGTCAGCAACGATTACAGCGAGAGGAGCATTAGTTTATAACAGTAGTAATTCTAATAAAGCAGTATGTGTGTTGAACTTTGGTGGCGATAAAACGTCAACGAGCGGAACGTTTACAATTCAATTCCCAGCCGCAGATGCAAGTAATGCTATTCTACGACTGGCATAGGAGATAATTTATGGCTCTCGTAATAGACGATAGAGTAAAGGAAACATCGACAACAACTGGAACTGGTACTCTTAATTTAAGTGGTGCTGTTTCAGGATTCCAGACTTTCGTTGCGGGTGTTGGTGATGGCAATACAACGTATTATGCCATTGTTAACCGTGACGAGTCGGAATGGGAAACTGGTGTTGGAACCGTAACTGATGCATCCACGGACACATTAGCAAGGACAACTGTAATCGCAAGTTCAAACAGTGATTCTGCTGTTGACTTTAGCGCTGGAACAAAGGATGTATTCACAACTCTGCCGGCAAGCAAAGCTGTTTATGAAGACGCTAGTGCAGACGTTACATTACCAGATGATCTTATTTTAGGATCAGACTCAGCCGTTTTAAAATTTGGTGCTGATTCAGATACAACTTTAACACACACTGATGGTACAGGTTTAACATTAAATAGCACTAATAAATTATTATTTAGAGATACTGGATTATACATTAATTCATCCACAGATGGTCAATTAGATTTAGTAGCAGATACAGAAATACAAATAGCAGCTACAACAATAGATATTAATGGTGCAGTTGCACTTGATGGTGCTATCACTGGCGCTACTAATATTACCTTGTCTGGTGAGTTAGATGCAGCAACATTAGATATATCCGGTAATGCGGATATCGACGGAACAGCAAATTTAGATAATACAGATATTGACGGAACACTAGCTGTTGATGGTACAACTATTTCATTAGACGCGACAACATCATTAAATATAGATAACTCTAATACATCCAATGGTATTACCATAGGCACTGCAACCTCAAGTGTACCAATTTCAATTGGACATACAACATCTGAAGTAACAGTTAATGATAATCTTACAGTTACAGGAACTTTAACTCTTGGTTCAGGAGCGGAATTAACAGAAGCGGAACTAGAATTTCTTGATGGAATTACAGCAGGTACGGCAGCAGCAAGTAAAGCAATGGTTGCTGATGGTAACATAGATATTACTGGTGGTAGAAATATTACCATTAGTGGAGAGTTAGACGCTGCAACTTTAGATATATCTGGAAATGCGGATATTGATGGAACAGCAAATTTAGATGCTGTAGATATTGATGGCGCAGTTCAAGTAGATAATACTATCACCGTTGGTGCGGATGACACTGGTTATGATGTAAAATTCTTCGGAGCTACCGCCAGTGCTTATATGCTCTGGGATGAAGATGTTGATGATTTGATTCTTGCGGGTGCCGCTAGACTAGTGGTTCCAGATGGTAACCTAGTTCTTGGAAGCACGGCTGTAACAACAACTCCTGCGGAATTAAATTTAATAGATGGTGGAACAGCGAGAGGGACAGATGCATTAGCAGATGGAGACGGAATTTTAATTAACGATGGTGGTACAATGAAAATGACAAATGTAACTGCTGTTAAAACATATATGACAGGCACTGCAGCAACGAAAGGTTTCGCGATTGCTTTAGCCGTGGCTTTATAGTATAAGGAGGATAAATGGCACAGGATTTTAGGAATGTAGTAGCAAGGTCACAGGGAACCACGGCAGCAGGTATTTTGACTGCGGGTAACTATGACGCGGTTATTGGTATTCGTGTGTGCAACATTCTCACAACAACAGTGAAAGTGGATATTTATGTTGTAAGGAGTACGGCAAACTACTACCTATGCAAAGATACCCCAATTCCTCCGGGAGGCTCAATCGAGTTAATCCAAGGGGGAGCGAAAGTAGTGTTGGTTAGTGGTGATGTTTTGACGCACGATTGCGATACGGCTAATGGAATCGACCTTTGGGTAA